CCTCGACATCGACATCCTGAACGAGGCCATCACGCCGCCGGCCTGCCGGCTGGATTTCGAGGTGCAGGTCAACGGCGCGTGGGCCGCACTTGATGCGCCGCCCAATGGTCCGAACCTCTCAGGGCTCCCGGCCATCCTGCCGGTGCGCGCGGTGCTGACGGGAACGACCGACCTCATGCCGGGCTTTGGCCTTGCGGTCTCCGAGGCAACGGTGAGCCGCACCAGGACCTCCTTCACCTGGGTCGGCACCAAGCGGACGCTGGGCTCTCCCAGCACCAGCATCAAGATCATCATCGACCTGCAGGGCTATGACGAGGTGAAGCACGACTGCACGGTGTCGCTCCTGACCGGCGCTACGCTCGCAGGAACCGAGACCGCCGACGCCGTCGAGGACCAGATCCAGTCCGACGGCACGCTGCGGCGGACCTGCGTCTTCAACGTGACCAGCGTTTCGGACTACGCGGTGAAGATCGTGGGCTCGACCACGACGGCGGCGGAGACGTTCCACGTCGCTGAACTGATCGAATACGCAAATACCTGAGGGAGCCTCGCACATGGCAAAGAATCCGACGCACTATCGCCTGACCGTCAGCCGGCCTGTCACGGCATCGGGCATGAACTTCAATCCGGGTTCCAGGTACACGGTCAAGGCAGCAGTTCACGACGCAATGAAGGAAACGGCGGCAGATGCCATCGCGTCCGCCGATCCCATGCTCATGGAGTAGGACGCCATGCTGAGGTTCGAGGATCTTCGCGTCCGGGATCAACAGGAGCTGGACCGCGACTTCTTCAACCGCCGGTTCCGTCTGATCGCCGAGACCTTCGGACAGCTTGGCCAGGAGGTGGCCTCTGTCACGGGCGATACCGACCGTCTCGTGGCTCTTGGCCTGACCCGGGTCAACGAAGTGCTCGGGCCTCTTCTCTCGAAGGTTCAGGCCGTTTCCGAGAACGGCTTTCTGGTCGCCACGTCGGAAACCGCGCTCACGATCACGACCGGTTTGCAGTCGACGCTCGCCATCACCGATCCGGCACAGCGCGATCTGTTCTCGCCGACGCCCTATGTGCTGCTCACCCGGCAGGCGGCGGGAACACAGGACGATTATGCCGTGCTGCGCGTCGAGGACTTCGACAGGACCAATGGCGGGTTGGCCTTCGAGGTCATCCTCGTCAATGGCGGCATCGGTAATACCGCGCACGATGATTGGGTAATTTCCGCGACGGCGGGCATCAGCGTGGCGGTGCTCGAGGCCGCGACAGCGGTCCAGGAGACGCTGGCGCTGGCGCAGCAGGCCGCCGAGGAGGCTTCGGAGGCGGCTGCGACGGCGGAAGCCGTGCTCGCAAGCGGCCCCGTCTCATCGGTCAATGGCAGGACCGGTGTGGTCATGCTGGGCATGTCCGACATTGCCGGGCTCGTCTCCACGCTGGCCGCAAAGGCGGATGGCAGCCACGGCCATACGATCTCGCAGATCTCAAACCTGCAGACGACGCTCAATGCCATCAGCGATGGCGGTACCTACTGAGGAATGAGACCATGACGCAATCGCTCATCGCGCAGCTCTCCCAGAAGCTGTCCATCACGGGCGTGAAGGACATCGAGGTGACCAGCGTCGTCGAGGATGGCGCGGGCGGATGGGTCCGTTCAGTGCGCTTCTACGGCACGCCGGTGGAAGGAACGAACAAGGTTCTCGTCCTCGAGGTCCTCCTGCAGTCCGGCGAGAAGGCCGATCTCGCCATCACCACGCCCGAGATCGACTTCTGATCCGGCTCATCGCCTTTCCTGATCTCAATCCGAAGCCTCGATACCTGCCACCTCAGCACCTGCGGCATGGAGTCCCCATGCGGCGGGCCTTCTGCAATGGAGATACCCCATGTCCGATCCAACCTTTGGCATTTCGATCACGCGGATCGACAACGAGCCGCGTCCCGCCGTCTACAGCGACATGTCGGTGGTGGGGCTCATCGGCACCGCACCCGAAGCCGATCCGGCGGTGTTTCCGCTCGATACGCCGGTGTTCCTCTATTCCGACGATACGGCGAAGCGGACGGCGCTCGGAACGGAGGGCACCATCTCGGACGCGCTGACCCTGATCAATTCCCAGCTCGGCGAGTTCCAGGTGGCGGGCAAGGTCGTGGTGGTGCGCGTGGACGAGGGGATGACCGTCGAAGAGACCATCGCCAACATCGTAGGCGACGGAATCTCCACGGGACTTGAATCCTTCGTGCAGGCCGGGCCGCTGCTCGGCGTCATTCCGCGGCTGCTGTGTGCGCCCGGCTTCACCAGCCAGCGGCAGGGAAGCGATGCCAATGCGGTGTGTGCGGCATTGCCGGCGCTGTGCAACAAGCTCCTCGCCCACGCCGTGGTCGACGGGCCCGCCACGACCGAGCAGGCGGCCATCGACTGGCGCGAGACCATCTCTTCCAGCCGTCTCATTCCCGTCGATCCGGCCGTGCGCGTCATGGCGGGCAGCGAGGTCGCGGTGATGCCGCTCTCGCCCGCTGTCATCGGCATCGGCGTGAGGCGCGACCACGAGAAACAGGGCCGTCCTTTCCACAGCTGGGCGAACCAGCCGGTCGCCGGCATCGTCGGGCCGTCGCGGCCGATCAATTTCTCGCTGACCGACGGCGCCACGGAAGGTCAGCGGCTTCTTTTGCACAATGTCGGCGTGCTGCTGCGCGGCGAACTCGGCGTGGAGACGGCCATCGCGAACGGAGGCTTTGTTTATGTCGGCACCGACAATTCCGGGGAGGACGATCTCTGGCGCTTCTACAACGTGACCCGCGGGCGCGATTACATCCACCTGATGTTCCTGCGGACGCTCCGCTTCTATCTCGGGCGTTTCAATCTCACCGGCCAGACCATCCAGGCGGTGCTCAATACCATGGGCTTCGCCATGCGCGACCTGAAGGCCGACGGCGACATTCTCGGCTACGAGGTCAAGTTCACCCGCGACCAGAACTCGCCGGAAGAGCTGCGGCAGGGGCGCTTCACCGTCAACTTCGCGGCGGAGGAGGCGCCGGTGCTCAGATATCTGGGTATCCAGTCCGCCCGCTACCGCCCGGCGCTCGATGCGCTGCTCGATGACCTGCTCGCCCAGGTCGACGCGGTGACCGGCTGATCAACATCTGACAGGGAGTACGACCCATGAGCACGATTTATATCATGGAGGCAGCCAATCTCTTCGCGGGCGATCACGACCCGACCGCCTCGAAGCATCTCACACTGGCCGAACTCAAGCTGCCCACCCTGCAGGAGATGTACCAGGACCACCATGCCGGCGGCTCCCGTGTCCAGATCGAGGTCGCGGTCGGCATCCAGAAGATGGAGCCCACCTTCAAGCTCAATGGCTGGGACCCGGATCTCCTGACCCAGTTCGGTCTCGGCTCGTCGCGCCAGAAGGTGTTCACCGCCTATGGCGTGATCCGCGACAAGCGCACCGGCATTGCGATCGAGTCGAAGGCCATCATCGAGGGTCGCCTCGGCAAGATCGAGCCCGACGCCTTCCAGCGCGGCGAGCTGCAAGGGCACGAATATGCCATCAACGAGGTGATGCACTACGAACTCTGGTTCAATGAGAAGGAAAAGCTCTTCTGGGACTTCTTCTCCTCCGAATGGCGTCTCGACGGCATCTCCCAGAACGACGACGAGCGCCGCATCCTGCGCGTCCAGCGCTGATCGCATGATTTTCCGGAGATGACATCATGAATGATACCGCGCGTGTGAAGCTCATCCGGCCGATCAAGGTCGAGGACCGCATGATTACCGAAGTCGCCATCCGCCGCCCCAAGGTCAGGGACCTCAGGGCCATGGAGAAAATGCGCGAGCCCGGCTCCACGGAACTCGACCAGAGCATCGCCATGACCGCCGTCCTTTGCGATCTGCCCATGGGTGCCATGGACGAGATGGATGCCGCCGACTTCGCGTCGATCTCGGAGGTGCTGGGCGGTTTTTTGCCCAAGGCCCCGGCGTGAGCGGCTGGCGCGGCGTTGTCGCGGACACCGCGCATGTGTTCTCCACGCCGGTCACGGTCTTCGATGACATGGACTGGTCCGAGGTGCTGCTCTGGCACGCCGAGGCACGGCGCCTCACCGGTGGCAGAAGGGAATGACCGATGGCGAGCCAGACCACCCAGCTCATCGTCGAACTGCTCGACCGGGTGTCGGGCCCGGCGCGCGGCGTCGCGAACAGCCTGCGCAGCATCACACGTTCGGTCCGGGATGCCACAGGCGGCCCCATCACCATTGCCGACAGGCTCGACGCCGCCATCACCCGCAACAACCGTGCCATCGATGCCGCGCGCGTGCGCATGCTCGATGCTGTGGGCACTCTCTACGTGCTCAAGACAGCGCTCACCGCGCCCGTGCAGTCGGCACAGGAACTTGAACGGGCGCTCGCCGAACTGGGCGCCAAGGGCAACCTTTCCGCCGGGCAGCTGAAGGAAATCGGCAACGCGGCGAAGGCGACGTCAGCCCAGGTCAACCAGTTCACCACCGACATCATCCGTGCGCAGGACTTCCTCGTCGGCATGGGTCTCGACGTCGAACGCTCCACCCGGGCCATGCCATCGATCGGCAAGGCCGCGACGGCGACTGGCGCCAGCCTCGAGGACCTGTCCAAGGCGGGCTTCGCGGCCATGTCGAACCTTGGCGTGGGAGCAGAAGACCTTGCCCGCTCCTTCGACATCATGGCCGCGGCCGGCAAGGCGGGCGGCTTCGAACTGAAGGACATGGCCCAGTACCTTCCCTCGATCACCGCACTTGCCAGTTCCAAGGGCATGACCGGGCAGCAGGGCCTGAGCCAGATCGCGGCGGCTCTGCAGATCGTCCGCCGGGGTGCAGGTGACAGTGCCGAGGCGGCGACGAACTTCAACAATATCCTGCAGAAGATCAATTCCAACGATGCCATCAAGAACTTCAAAAGGAAGGGCATCGACATTCAGAAGGTCCTGAAGGATGCGGCAGCGAAGGGGGCGGATCCGCTCGAGGCTGCGCTCCGCGCCATCAACAAGGCGATCAAGGGCGACACCTCCCGCATCGGCGAACTGTTCTCCGACGCCCAGGTGCAGAAAGGCCTGTTGCCGCTCCTCAACGGGCTCGACGATTACACCAGGCTCCGCGACGAGGCGTCGAAGGCGGCAGGCGTGGTCGATGCGGACTTTACGCGCATGATGGAGACCGGCGTCGAGAAGATGAAGGCGTTCCGGATCGCCAGCCAGAACCTGCAGACCAGCATCGGCAGTGCACTGATCCCGATCCTGGGGAATGCCGCAGGGGCGTTGAAGCCTTTTGTCGATGGGTTGATCTCCATTGTCGACGCGCATCCCCGGATTGGCGGTGCCCTTGTGGCTATCACCGCCGGCTTCGTCGGCCTCAAGGCCGCGATGGCCGGGCTCTCCTATCTGGGCCTGATGGGCAAGGGCGGGATGCTCGCCACCCTCTCAT